GCCGATATTTTTTCTTCAAACACAGACCAAAAATTACAAATACTGGAACAAATACTGTATCTTTTCAATCCAGATTTCGAGATACAAAAGACTGACAACTACATTGACTGGACCAGTTTAAGTTACGTAGAGCTTACCGGAATAACATTTAGTTCTAGAACAATACCTGTTGGTGCAGATACCGAGATAGATGTCGCATCAATGACATTTTCCATGCCCATATGGCTGTCACCGCCTGTCAAAGTCAAAAAATTAGGTGTGGTGCAAAAAATTATCATGAGCATATATGATGACGATGGTGGCATAGCGAAAGGATTGATCGATGGAGAGTTGGCTTCGAGGAGTTTCATTACACCAAATAATTTTGGTTTGCTTGTCACAGGAAACCAATTGAGGTTGTTAGGCACAACAGGAGTAAATGTTAAATCTGGTGGAGATGGGTTCCAAACAGGTGCACGAGATCCTGGCACAGTGGTAGACGATGCTTTTGAAACATTCGGTCCACCATTGAATTGGAAGTTAATTTTAGATCAATATGGAAAAGTAATTAACGGAACATCACAAATAAGATTACAGCAACCAAACGGAAACCAAGTGATAGGGACAATAGCAACAACTACACTTGATGACACAATCTTGCTTTACACCATAGATGGTGACACTATTCCGTCTAACACACTCACAGCAGTCAAGAAGATCATTAACCCAGCAACCTTTGATCCAGGCACTCCGGTCAACGGTGATAGGTACCTTGTGATAAATGATGTTGGAGATAGCACGGCAAGTTTCCAAAGTAGCACTTGGGGTACACTTGTAGCAAAAGTCGGAGACATCATCGAGTATAACAGTGCAACAAGTAAATGGAACATCGCCTTTGATGCCTCTGATCCTGACTCAACACAGCACTACGTTACCAATCTTAACACAGGCATACAGTACAGATTCAACGGCACAGAATGGGTCAAATCATATGAGGGTGTGTATACCCAAGGCAATTGGAGCATTGTGCTTGATGGCGGATATCAGCAGACTGAAGACGCTGATGCCAATGATGCTACTACCCCTTGATAATTCACATAATATCTGTTATAATACAGTATGAAAGATAACATAGTTTGCTCCGGTGCCCTGTTCTATTCCACAAGCACAAAGAGATTCCTATTCCTACAGAGAACTGACAAGAAGACTGCAGGTACATGGGGTTTGGTTGGCGGGAAGTCAAAATATCTAGAAAGTGCCTTTGAGGGGCTAAAGAGAGAAATCAAAGAGGAAGTGGGCGACACAGCCAAGTTCAAGAAGGTTATTCCATTGGAGATGTTCACTTCAAACGATCAGAAGTTCTTCTTCCACACTTATCTTATTGCGATAGAAAATGAATTTTTGCCCAACCTGAATGACGAACATTCGGGTTACTGTTGGACAGCATTCGAATGCTGGCCCAAGAACCTACACATGGGTTTGAAGAACACACTCAACAACAAATCCATCAAGGGTAAGTTACAGACTATACTTGATTTAATAACTTAATCACAAGCCAAAAAAAAGGCCCTGTATTTCTACAAGGCCTTTTGATTCTACTAAAAAGTAAAAATATTTATTAGTGACTAACTCTTACTGCCGCTAATACTGATCCTTGACCAGCAGTAGTCTTGCTTGTAAGAGCTCTACCAATCACGTTGAATGCTGTGCATTCAGATTTTTGAGCCGCTTTAGCATAACCTGGCACTGATGCAGACACTAGTCTGTCACCTTTGTTTACTGTACCAATAACTTTTACGTCTACCCTACCTGTCATTGCTACGTAAGGGTGAGTGTCGTCTGTACCTGCTCCGCCGTTCATTTTGAAAGCCGCTTGTGCTAGGCTAGAAACAACACCAAACACTTCGTCTGAGCCTTCTTCGTTTACCTGTGTGATCTCTTCTGCTCCGCCTAGTGCCACAACTGTTCCTGGTGCGTATGCCGAGTCAGATGCAAATCTTTCAGCTACGTCAGAATACTGAGCCGCTGTCGCTGTTCCTTCTAGGTTCGCTAAAAGCGTTCCTGTTGAAACTGTTATACCACCTGATTTATCAGCCGCTGTTTGAGTTGTTAAGCCCATTGCGAATTTGTCTGTTGACTCATCCCAAATGATTGCCGCGTTGTTACCTGTTGAACCTCTTTCAATGATGATTCCTGCATCATTTGATGATGCTGATATACCTGTGTTAAGTTCAATCAAGTTATCTGCGATTGTCGTGTTGGTTGTACTAATTGTAGTTGTTGTGCCATTTACCGTCATGTCACCTGTTATTGTAAGGTTACCGCTTACTAGGGCGTTGTTAGTAATGACTGTGTTACCTGTTGCTGTAATGGTACACAAGCCGGAAGATGCGATAGTCAAGTTTGTTCCATCACCTTCGATCTTCTCACCATCATCACCAAACACCATACCAATGTTGTTCGGTAAGTTTACGTCTGCTGACGCTGTCAAGTTTATGTCAGCACCCGAGTTGATAGTCAAGTCTGTACCATTTGATTCAATCTTCTCATTGGCATCTGTGAAATGTAAACCAACGTTTGTTGGGATAACAATGTCTGTAGTCGCTGATAAGTTAAGCAAGTTACTAGAAGAGATAGTCAAGTCTGTACCATCACCCTCGATCTTCTCGCCAGCATCACCGAACACTACTCCTACTGAGTTAGGTAAGTGTACATCTGATGTTGCTGTAAGGTTAATTTTAGCGCCTGAAGTAACAGTCAAGTCCGTATTGTCGCCTTCGATCTTCTCACCCGTACCAAATGTTATACCCACGTTAGCTGGAACAACGACATCTGCTACTGCTGTCAAGTTGATGTTGTTACCTGCGATTGTCAAGTCAGTTCCATCACCTTCGATTTTCTCTCCATCATCACCGAAAGTTAAACCAATGTTGGCTGGGATATTAATATCTCCGTTTGATCCTACTGTAATTGATAAATCAGTTCCGTCAGATTCTATTTTTTCTGCTGTGGCAAAAGTTATTCCAACGCCTGATGGAATGTTTACATCTGCTACTGCGGTTAGATTAATGTTGTTTCCACTTATGGTTAAATCTGTTCCGTCACCCTCAATTTTCTCACCTGCGTCACCAAATACCATTCCTACCGAGTTGGGTAAGTGTACGTCTGATGTTGCTGTAAGATTAATTTTAGCACCCGATGTTACTGTAAGATCTGTGCTGTCACCCTCAATTTTTTCACCAGTTCCAAATGTAATTCCAACGTTAGCCGGTATCACAACGTCTGATGTTGCTGTCAAGTTGATGGCACCACCTGAAGTAACAGTTAAGTCTGTACTGTCACCTTCAATCTTTTCACCTGTACCAAATGTAATTCCAACGTTAGCTGGAACAACGATGTCTGATGTTGCTGTTAAATTAATTGCACCACCTGAAGTTACTGTAAGGTCTGTGTTATCGCCCTCAATCTTCTCACCTGTACCGAATGTTACGCCAACGTTTGCTGGCACAACCACGTCAGCTGTCGCTGTAAGGTTGATGTTGTTTCCTGCGATTGTCAAATCAGTTCCGTCACCTTCGATCTTTTCTCCATCGTCACCAAAGGTAAGTCCAATGTTTGCTGGTATGTTGATGTCACCGTTTGAACCAACTGATATTGAAAGGTCAGTACCGTCTGATTCTATCTTTTCAGCACCTGCTGTGTCAAAGATAAGTCCAACGTTTGGTGGAAGTATAACATCTGAAGTCGCTGTTAAATTTAGTTTGGCACTTGATGCTATCGTCAAGTCAGTTCCGTCACCTTCGATCTTTTCTCCATCGTCACCAAAAGTTAAACCTTTGTTGGCCGCTATGTTAACATCTGAACCTGCGTTCAAGTCGATGTCACCAGTTCCTTTGGCAGTGATCGCTATTCCAACGTTTGTTTCTCCACTTGCGCCTAGGATTGGAGCGTTACCTGATGCTCCGTTTGTAATTTCGAATTCATTAACTGCTGAACCTGTAGTCTGGAAAATGATCTGTTCATTTCCGTTTGCGTCTGCGATGAATCCCGCGTCTGCTATTTTAGGTGCTGTCAATGTTTTGTTGGTCATTGTTTGCGTACCAGAGTCTGAGTACGCCTTCGTTACTACGTCACCGTCTGCTGATGGTGCCGAAGTTGATAGACCAGTGATTTTATTGGTTGAAGCACTGATTGTTACATCACCTACTTCTAATCCGTTATTGACTCTAAAGTTTCTTGTTGTCATGGTTCCATGTCTCCCACATGATTGTTAATATTGCAGATATTTATGCTGTTTCGACGTTTATTCTGCTAGACAGTTGATTCTGTACGCATTTACTGTTGTAGATCCGCCTGATGTTGAAGATATGCTTAATTCAAGGCTGTTGTCAGCATCTGATTTGAAAGCGGCTGTAAAGTTAAGTTGAACTGTGCCTTTGGTTGAAACGAAAGGTCCTTGTGAAACTGACGCCTCTCCAGGTGCTCCAGCACAATAAACTTCCTGCACACTGTAATGACCCTCACCAGAATTTCCTCCAACCACATAGTATAATGCTCCTGTGACATCATCTAGATCAAAATTGTCGAATGCCGTGGCACTCGAGCTAACTGTTGTGGCGGCTATTATTGCCTGATTCCCGTTTGATACGGCTGTCATAGAATCTGCAAGTAGGGTTTTATGTATTTTTAATGATAAGTTTGGTGACATGCCTGCCGCTGAAAGAACAACATTGCTACCGTCAATCGCCGCTGATAACACTATCATGTCATTATTTCCTGATTGCACAGTACCATACTGCACCACGTAAGCAGTTGTGCCATCGTGTACCACAAGTGCTTCGGTGACCCCTGTTTCTGTTTTTGCATTGTCGTCTATTAGTATTACATATTTTGCCGCTCTAAACGATGCGTGTGCAAATGAGTCAATACTTTCTGTGCCGGAGTCTACATCTGTGTTAGCAGTAGTGATAGTTACACCAGCAGTGGCGTTGGAGGTGTTTGCCCTCGAAATTGGAATCTTATAGTAACTTAATTTTGAATCTGAACTTGGTGCTGTGACTTTTACTCTTACTTGGTTGCTTGATACGTCAGCTGATGTTGTAGGTAAAGTGTTGTTACTACCTGAGGCACCGCCTCTGGCACCACTAATAAAAGCATCTGCGTCATTGTGGCAAACTGTAAAACAGGATGCACTTGAATTGTCGTTTGACAGATCGTTTAAAGCAACAAAGTACCATGCCATATCGGCACTTGAAGACTGGAAATAATCAATTGTCCTAGCAGTTGAACCTACTGCCTTGTTATTTTTTACAACCACTCTTGTGTCGTCCGACGGAGTAGCCGCTGTGCTTCCAAATGATAAACTTCCTGCCCCATCAGTTTTAAGAACGTCACCGTTGCTTCCGTCACTGGTTGGCAAAGTGAATGCCACTCCGCCGGAAGTTATAATTACGCCGCCTGTGCCTGCTGGTGTAATATTGATTGGTGCGTTTGATCCATTTGATACAATGTCATTAGTAGTAACAGAAGTAGCAGTCACTGAGCCTGCGAATGTCCCTGCTCCATCGACATCCAGTGATGTGCTGTTCAATAATTTAACTTGGTCGCTATTAATTCTTACTGCTATGTTGTTGGAACCTGCTTTTTTAACATTAAATTCTATTGCGCCGTCTTCCGTGCCATCTGATGCATCCAAAATTTTTCCTGATATAGATCCATACTGCACTTCCTGATCAGCATCGTTCTCACCTTTGAACTTTATTCTACCAAGGTAGTCAGCGTCTGCTGGACTCGAACTGTTTCTTTTTAAAGTGAAAACAGGCGCCGCACTGTTCGAGGCTTCTGTAGTTGTCAATAACAAAGAGTCATCTGTGGTTGTTG